TCCCCTATCGGCGGTGGAATAATCAAGAAAAAATGGTTTAAGTTCTGGACTAGCCCTATTAAGCCTAAATTTGATTACATATTGCAAAGCTGGGATACGGCAATTTCCGATGAACCAACAGCTACATATTCTGCTTGCAGCACCTGGGGAGTATGGGGCGAAAAATCCGAGGATGAGTTTTTCAAGATAATGCTGCTCTCCGTTTGGCGTGATCGTGTAGGCTACCCTGAGCTTCGAGCTAGAGCACAGCGTCTTGCCAAGGATTATAAGGATACCGGCGAGCATAAAAACCCAATGCCTGCTCAAAGAACTGTTGATTGTTGTTTAATAGAAGCAAAGGCAACGGGCGATCCCTTGATACGTGATCTAAGACTTGGAGGGATTCCTGCTATAGGTTACACCCCAAAAGGCGATAAGAATGCAAGAGTCCAGAGAGCAGCGCCGTTTATTGAATGCGGGCTTGTATACTTACCTACTGAAGAGAAAAACCCTGAAAGACTAACTCCGTTCGCCGAAGAGTTTTTAGAAACAGTGATAACTTTTCCAAACGGGGAGTCAAAAGACCTCGTTGACTCGATGACACAGGCAATTTTGTACCTCCGAGACTTTGATGCTTTAACCCATACAAGCGATGTCAAGGAAGATGAAACCATTACTAAAATTAGGAAATTATACTAATGGCAACAAGAAGAAAGCAAAAAAGAAAGACTAATCCTGATTTGTCAAGGCTAGAGAATTTAGAGCCTGAATCTCTAAATCTTACTCAAGAATTACCTATAGAGGAACAAATCCCACTAGAAGAAGATATGGGCATTTTACCAGAAGAAGTAGAACTTCCCGAAGCAATGGATGATCCTCTTTTATCTTTAGAAGATCAAATTTTATCACGTATGGATAACGAAGCGGAAGAATTAGCCCCAAGTGTTACTCCGTTTAATAGTAATTTTGCGCCAGAAATACCGGAAGCAGTCAGGGATAAAATAGCCGCTTATTTGGAAGAGGTAACAAAAAAAGATAAGAAAAACCGCGCACCTTGGCTTGATATAATTGAAAAAGCTAAAACTTTACTTGGCTTTAAAATTGAGGAAATTCAAGACGGGGATGTTGCAAACATCCGTAAATCCAATTCTTCTATTGGCAACAGCGCACAGGTTAAGACTTACGACACTACTTTCTCAAGCAGCGTTCTTCGGCTCTGGGCAACACTTCGCTCTGAATTATTACCAGCTACCGGCCCTGTAGGATTTAAAATATCTTCATATTTTGACCGCCCTCTTAATGAGAATGAATCAAATCTTCTAACTCCTAATGAAGATTACGATGTAAAAGGCGAGATGGTTAGGGATATTTTAAACGAGTATTTAACTGTCGAAGATAAAGGCTTTTATCCTGATTACGATCGGTTCTTGTTATATCTGATTCTTTATGGGTGTGTATTTCGTAAAATCTACTACGACCCTATTACAGGTAAGCCACTGAGCCGGTTTATCATGCCTGAAGACTTTTTATTTGATAATAACTGCTCAAGTATTACCGAATCAAATCGTCTGACCCATATTAGATATCTCTCAAAAAGGGAAATCCTCTTTAATATGAATAGTGGGATATTTTCCAAACTTGACCTTGATTACCTAGATAACCTAGGTAGTAGCGAGGGCGAAGAAGCAAAGGATGAAAATGAGCAAAAACAGGTTGATCCGACCGGTTCCCGTTTTCCCTTTTATGAAACACACGAATATCTGGTTTTAAATGATTTTTTTGATGATAGCACTTCGCTTGAAGATTACAGCATACCTCTACCTTATGTTATTACAAGGTGCGGGGTTACTAATCAGATCGTATCACTTACGCCGAACTGGGATGAAAACGATCCAACCAGAACAAGGATTAACTGCTTTATTCATTATAATTTATTCCCTGGGTTTGATGTTTTTGGACTAGGTCTTGCTCAAATACTCGGCTCTAATTCAAAGAGCTTAACTTCCATGCAACAAATGGCAATTGACGCAGCTATTTTTCAGAATTTCCCGGGAGGGATGAAGTCCAAGGGAATAAAGACTACTAATAATGATTTAACGATATTACCCGGGCAATTCGTAACTGTTGAAACGGGTAATTTGTCGCTGCGGGATTCAATCATGCCTCTTCCTTATAATGGGCCATCACCTGCTTTGCTTGAATATATTAACCGGATAACTGCTCAAACACAAGAGTTAGCATCCGCAACCGAGATGGGGCTTACTGAAAATAATCAGAATACGCCTGTCGGTACTACCATTGCTTTGCTTGAAGTATCAAATCGGATGCAATCGGCAATAATGAGAACAGTCCATAGTAGTTTTAGTGAGGAGCTACAGCTCTTTTATAAAATGTTCAATCTTAGCACGCTACCTCTAGATAAAGAAAGCTTAAAGGTCATACCCGTATCTGATCCGTCTGTTGAATCTTCTACGCAGAGAATAATTAAGGCAGAGAGTATTTTAAAGTTAGCTAGCAGCAATCCTGAGCTACATAACATGAGAGAGGTATATTTAAAAGTATATCAGGCACTTGGTATTAACGATATTGATAAGATACTACTTCCTCAAATCCAGCCGGAGCAGCAGGAGCAACCTATAGACCCAGCCCTGCAGGTACAGATTGCAGATATTGAGCAGCGAAGACTCGAAGTAGAGTCAAAGGAACGGCTAGCTCATTTAAATATTGAAGCTGACGGTTACAAAACTCAGATGAGTATCGAGCTCGATAAGGAAAAATTAGAACAAGAGAAGTATTTAGCTGAGTTAAAAGTATCTGAAGCTCAACAGCTTGCCGAGCAGAAATATCAAATTGAACTTTTAAAGCTCGAGCTAAACGAGAAAGAAAAAGTAATAGATACGCTAACTAAGGAGCAGGAAATAAACAGTAAGACCGAGCTTGAATTACTAAAGCTTGAGTACAAAGCAAAAGAAGCTGAGTTAAAGGCACAAGTAGAAGCGCTACGGTCACAAATTCCACCCGAGCCAACACAAGAGGAGATCATTTATGGATAGACAAAAAAGAGAGCTTGCAATGCGTCAAATGCAAGAAAGAGCCAGAGAAAAAGACATAGCTTGCAATAAGTATGCTGCTGGGGGAGCGGCTAAAGTTAGAAAAGACGTTGCTACCAAGAGCGGAGCGGCAGTGAAACCTAGAAATATGGGAAGGAGCAATAAATGATTACAATGAACCGGAATAATATGTATAAGCAACGCTCTTTTACTGCCGGCGTTATAGGAAATATTGAAGCTGAAATTGATAGATACAGGAGCATTTTAAGTAATCCGGCATCAATTTCTACGCTAGAGGATTACAAGTATCATGTCGGGGTAATTGCCGGTCTTGATATAGCACTTGAACTGTTTAACAGACACATAATAGAGGTAAATAACAATGACTAATTGACGTTTCTATATTTTGTGACTGAGGATATTTAAGGCTTCGAAATCTAAATACCCTCATTAATTCACCAACTTAACCTTTAATTAATAGGCAAATCATATGAATGATAGTACCCATTCTGCTTTAAGTAAAGATAGAATCTTTGAGGCAGAAACTCACATCAATTACAAACCGGAAGATTTTAAAACCAAAGGAATTGATCTCCAAAGCTTTAATAAGGAAGCAATGATAGAGAGATTCAAGGAAGTATCGGTTACCGGAATCAATGTATTAATTCTTATTTACAAACCGCCTGTTGAAGAGGTTACAAGAGGAGGAGTTATCATTCCGCAAACGGCGGTAAAAGACGACCTAGAATATAACTCAATGGTCGGCATGGTATTGAAACTTGGCCCTGATAGTTATAAGGGCGATCAGTTTCCAAGCGGCCCTTATGTAAAAGAAGGAGACTGGGTCATATTCCCCCGTGGTTCATCTCTGCAGTCAAAATATGAGGGTGAGCCGATAATTATGGTAGAGGATTTTAAAATCAAACTACTAGTCGATAATCCATCAAAAGTATCAAGGTAAGAATATGTTTAAAATAGATATTGAAAATACAAGCGACTTAAACGCTGCTATTCCACCTTTAAAAGAAGTATCCGAAAATAAAGATTCAAAGGAAGAAGCTGGCGAGGCAGAAGTAAAAACTAAAGACTTGGAACAAGGGTCGCAGGGCTTAGAGGGCGAGGATGATAAAAGCGGTATTCCCGAAGATGCCACAAAGCTAGAGGAAAAAGCTGCTAAAACATCTACTCCTGACAAAGACAAGGAAAAATACTGGTCTAAATTAAAAAAAGAACGTGAAGAAAAAGCAAAGCTTACCGAGCAGTTAGAGCAGTTACATCAAGAAAAACTACAAATGGAACAAATGCTCCGCCAAGCTATAAATACCGGTTCTACTCATTATAAGAACAATGTTGCCGGCGAACTTGAAATGGCTCAGGCAAGGTTGCAGTTGGCACTAGAGAGCGGAGATGCTGCTGGAGTTAGCAGAGCTACAGCAGAGATTTCAAAGGCGACCCATGCTTTGAATGAGGCATCTAGAATAGCAAGTTTTCCTAAAGAAGAATATTCCGAAGAACATCTTAATCAGGTTCGGGCTAGAGAATATGAGGATAGATTATATAGCTGGCTTGAAAGTAATCCCGAAGTAGATAGAAACGCCCCCGAGTATGATGAAAAGCTGGCGGGTCAGGTTTTGACATTTATTAGAAAGCTGGATCGTAAATACCAGACTACCAATAAGGAACATTTAATAGGCGGAGGCGGTTATTACAGCATGATAGATGAGTATATCGACAATTTAAAAGCGCAGGATACAACTACAACTCCCGCCAAACATTTTGGGGCGGTTCGCAGCCGCGCTCCCATGGAATCAATCCCTGATCCAAAAACAAGGGAATTAAGCGATAGAGAGAAAAAGGCGGCGCTTGCTTTTGGTATGTCTTATGAGAGATATAGGGAGCTTCTAGATAAACATAATAAGGAAATGAGGTCAAAAAATGGCAATTAAATATAAACAAGACAAAAATAATGAATTTCTATCTGTTGATAGAGATATCAGGGAGCATGATCTTGAAAACAATGATTTTGATTTGATGTTTACTGATTCAACCTGTCCTTTCAAGGCTTTAATCGAGGAAATAATGCAACCGGGGGAAGAATATTACTTTGCCTTTAATAGCCCTGAACGTATTAACAGGTTACTCGCAAAGAAGTGGTATATCGTATCTCCTGATAGGCTTAAAAACAAACGTACTTATAGAGGAGACTTAAGATCGGAAAATGATTGTATTACTACCGGTGATACTATTGTTTTAGCACGTGATGAACGTTACGGGATTAAAGAGCAGGAATATTACGAAAATAAAGCTATAAGAGTAATGCGTGATACTTTGCAGAAAGTACAAACGGACATCTATAATCCGGTCATGCCGTTTTCAGACAGGGCAATGTAGAATATTATGTCTTATTCTAAAATCATACTAGATAGCGATATTAAACTATCCTGGCCTTATCCACGCACCGAAGGGGAGATTGCTAGTGACATTAATAATGTGATTTCTGAAAATGATGCATATACAATTACTTTGCCGCCTGCCAATACTGTAGAAACCGGTACTAGCTTGTTGTTTAATAATGTGGGACAAAAAGACTTTACCCTCTTATATAATGACGGAACGCCGTTAACTAACGTAATTATTCCAGGGGAAGTAATACAGATATATCTAACTGAGAATCTAACCAGCACGGGAGTATGGCAGGTAATACCTTTTGGTGGCGGTAGCAGCGGTATAGTAAGCTTTTCTACGGAAAGCCAGAATAACAGCTTGCAGATTACAAACTCAACTATTACTCCTCCGACCGGTAACATTATTTTTAAAATTGCCGATTCGTTGAATAATTTAAATAATCTAGCTACTCAGGTACAGAATGGTTTTTTAGTAATAACCGGTAATACTCCATTAAGTTTTGTAACTCGAAAGATAGGAGGCGGCTCTAATATAAATGTGCAAAGCGGTGATGGAGAGACAAACGACGTAATTATTAATTTAGCTGATTCTCTAGTAGGATTATCCAGTATTAATGTAGGTAATCTCTTGATCTCGGTAAATACCATTACTACCGCAAGCGGCGATCAGGATATTAACCTGGCTACTGTAGATGATGGGGTGATTAATTTAAACAGTACTCAAATTGACAATGTCGGTAATATGAGCGTACCGGGGAAGATTATAAATCCTGCTACTGCTAAAGCTTATTGTTTCTTTTACGATAATAATGCTCCAACTAACAATATCCAGATAGAGAGTAGCTTTAATATAGCCTCGGTTAGCGGAGCGCAAGGGTCGTATGTGATAACGTTTGCTACTCCTTTTCCTGATGGTAATTATGCTGTATTAACGGCGCTTAGCCGAGGAACGGAAGTAATAGCTCCGTTTCAGGTGTTCTTTAGGTCTAGGTCAGCTACTGAAGTCATCGTTTTTGCAACCGATACGCTCGGTAATTTACTTCCTGTACTTGATGGCGTATCCGTCGTGGTATTTGGTAATTAAAGAGATTATTTTAAATTCGATAGAAAGAATGTGTTATGGAAGATAAAGAATTAAAAATATATGATTATACAGTTATAGGAATGTTTTTAAATCCTGAGGGTTTTTTTTCCGTTAAAGTAAGCCTAGACAAAAAAGATGAACATAAAATCATTTTAAAATTTGCAAACAAACTTATAGAAGATTTATTTAAAAATTTACTTTCCGAAGAAGAAATAGAAAACAAACTAAATGCTCTCTTAATGGAAAATAATAAATTTCTTTTTATTAGATTGGTTCGCTTAGCACTCGGCAATGAAAGAGTTAAAACGCAGTTGCGCGCAAATCAGACGGGTATATTTATTCTGACCTCTGAAAGATGGCAAAAAATATTTAAAAAATTAAAAGAGGAAAAACTAGAAGCAATATTAGCCGAAGGCTTAGAAGATATATGAACTAACCCTAAATTAGTAGTACGATTTGCAAAAACAGTAGTCCTTTTGTTATAATATAATTAGATAGAAAAAAGTCATGACTAGACTTAAAAAGGTCGTAGTTTGTAGCTAAATCTTTTCTAAAAAAGCTACCTCTGTCATCGCTAGACACAAAAAGGCTAGTTTTGAAACTTATCTAGAATCAAAGTTTATCGTCATAACTAGACGTTAAAAGGTCTTTAAAAGCTTGAATTAGCTTATCTTTTTTTAATTTAAAATATTTACGTTTTTTTATAATTAACAATATATGAGGAAATTATGTCTAACGGCATTAATAGACCTTATGGTTTGGAAGTGGTTCAGTCTCAAATAGGAAACGGCGGAACACAAAAACTAGGTCAATACTTTATTTATGCATCCGCTGACGGCTTAACTACACAGCCAAACAGTATTTTTCAGGGTGATCCCATTAAATTTGTAAGTAATCCGGGCCTTGCTGTCATGGCAGGAACAATAGTACCACAAAAGTTATCAGCTCCAACAAACGGAACACAGGTGCAAGCTGTTGCAACGGCAGATGCTGACGCTTTCCTTGGGGTGTTCATAAGCTGTGCTTATACTGATGCAAATACCGGTATACTTGTTGAATCTGATTACTGGCCCGGTGGTAGAGCAGTAAAAGCCGGCACACCTATTATTGCATATGTTAATGATGATCCAATGGCAGTATTTAGAGTTCAGGTATCAAGTTCTCTAGCAGCTGCTACAGGGATTACTTTTTTAGCAACCGGGCTTGGTCTTAATGCCAGTTTATCAGTGGCAGGAATAACCTTCACGGATGCTACTGCTATCGCTGGTGGTCAAAATCCCCGCACCGGTAGTAATATATACGGCTCTGTTTACTATCTCGATGGCTCAACTTACTCAGCTACTACCGCTACTTTAGACGTAAAAATTATTGGCATTGATCCGGTAATTACCGGAAATAGCAATCCTGCAGGATTAGTCCCTGGGGTAAATATGCCGTTTACTAACCTACTAGTTAAGTTTAACAAACATATGTATGGATCAAGCGGCGTAGCAGGCCCAACAGCCGGAGCATAGAAGTAGAAGGAAAAAATGCCTGTTATAAAACAGGATCAGTAAAGAAAACTAAAAATAAAGGTAATTAATTATGTCTATTATAACAACCGGTGATATTCCAAGTCTGCTTTGGCCGGGTCTTTATGAGGTAAAATCTCAGTATGATCGGTTTAAGGGGGAATATACCAAAATCTATGAACAGGCTAATTCTGTCAAACATACCGAAAGGATGGTTGATATTAGAGGAACAGGTTACGCTCTTGAGAAAACCCAAGGTGCTCCTATTAAAATGGATAGCATGGCTGAGCGGTTTATTTATGAATTTGTCCACCGAGAATTTGCCCTCGGTTTTCAGATTACCAATATTGCCATGGAAGATGATCTTTATGCCGATCAGTTCTTTAATGGTACTAAATCGCTTACTACTTCCTATGAACAAACCAGAGAAGTAGTAGCAATGAATCCTTTTAACCAGGCGTTTAACGTAGCAGCAGTGCAAAGTAACGGACAACCTCTTTGCTCCGGTTCTCAGCCTTACGATGGCGGTGTTTATTCCAACAGAGTCGGGGCATATAACGGCGTTAATGTTAATGTCGACTTTAGTGAGGCGGGTGTTGAGCAAGCAGTAATACTAGCGGGTAAAATGAAAGATCAGGCAGGATTGCTAATTAATGCTCAAATTGAGAGATTGTTACTGCCGCAAGACTTAATGTTCTCAGGTTGCAGGTTACTTGAATCTGTATTTAGAACAGGAACGGCTAATAACGATATAAATGCACTTTATAATATGAAGGCTATTCCGCAAGGTTATGAAGTAAGCCATTTCTTAACAAATCCTAGCAACTGGTTTGGATTAACTAACGTTAAGGGAACTCGTAAGCATTTTGTAAGACGTCCACTTAAAGTTAACGTAACAACTGATCCTGTAACTGAAACCATGTCAGTGCTTGCATCAGGTCGTTATTCTTTTGGCATGTTTACTCCTCTTGGGGTAATCGGCGCACAAGGATCAACAGCTTAATTAAAAAAAGAAGCACTTAAAATTAAAGCTTAAGTGCTTCCTGTTTTGTAAAAGAACTTAAAAATTAGGAAATTATTATGTCCCAATTCTACGAATATAATTGGCCTACTCCAGTTGTTAATGGCATATCGCTTTTCCAAACACTAACTGCAAATACTCCGCTGCTGTTAAATGGTTCTTATGTTAATAAAATCACAAGAACAGTTAATTTTGTTAATGATTTTAACATTGTTCCAAGAATTACGCTTAATTCAGCTGCCAATCTTTCTGGTATTAATTTTCTTATTACGGGTTATCAGAATGGAGTTTTTATTAGTGAAACCTTAACTGGGCCAAATGCAAATACAGTTACAAGCGTCAACTGCTTTGATACTGTGGCACAGATAATTCCAAGCGGTACTACAGGTTCTACTATTCAAGTCGGTGTTGCAGCACTTGGATATTTCCCAATGATCCTGTTAAATACAGCTAAGATTAATACTTCTTCCATAAGCTATGCTTTAAATATCGTAGCAGCAACGGCTAATCCTGCTACTTATCAAGTATTTTTATCGCTAAAGAATAATTTAGGCATGGGCAAATACGATGATTTAACGTCAGCTGCTAATGGTAATTTTGCAGCTCCCGCCGCCGCCGCTACGGCATCTGCATTAATACAGTATAATTCTTTAGCTTCCAATTTACTCATTAAAATTGGCCCTAATAATAATAACTCGGTTCTTAAAACTCAATTCCTTCAATTATAAAAAGAATTCATATTATGCGTGGTAAAAAAGATTGGATTAATACTGCTATAAAACATAAAGGAGGCCTCCATAAGGCTTTACACATTCGGCAAGGTAAAAAAATACCTGAGACAAAATTAGAACGAGCAGAACATTCTAAAAATTCTTTAATAAAAAAAGAGGCTAATCTTGCAGAGACTTTAGAAGGATTTCATAAGTAAAATAAAGGTAAGTAAAATGCCGGCAACTAGTGGAAGTTATAGCTTTAGTAATATAAAAGGAGAGCTGATTATCAGAAAGGCTTATGAGTTAATCGGCATGCCTCTGAGCATGGTAACTGCCGAGCAATATAATTCAGCACTTAATATTATCAATTTTATTTTAAGCGATTGGACTAACTCCAATGTTAACTTATGGACATTAAAACTAAATCCTGTTTTCTTAACTCCGGGACAAGCATCCTACTCTTTGCCAAGCAATATTACTAAAGTATTTCAAGTATTCTTAAGAAGCAACGTAAGACAGAATTTTGGTGGAGTGCCTAATAACGGAGGATATGGAGGAGTGGCAGCTTATGCTTTTGACGGTAACCCTAATACTGCTTGCACTCAAGAACAAGCAAATGGATTAATAGGTTACGCTTATTTTACTCCCCAAGTGATCAAAATTCTAGGTGTGCTATCAAATGTAGATAGGGAGTATAGCTTAACATTTTCTGGCCAAAGCGCAGATTATCAGACTATTTATTATGTTAAGGCTATTCCTAAAACCTTATATAAAAAAGGTATTACGCAGTGGTTTCTGCTGGAAGATAATTTAGCTTTGTGTCCCTATTATCAGATACAGGAAACAGGAGGAGCTACCCTTGATATCTCGGAAGTCTATTTTAACAACCAACTGCAGGATACTACCATGAGCGAGGTATCCAGATATGAATATCTCACCTATCCAAATAAATCGCAAATCGGTAGACCTACCATTTACTATGTTGATTACCAGCGGACTCCATCTCTGTATATATGGCAGACTGCTTCCCTTGCGTACAATCTAATAATGTATAGCGGTCAAAGCAGTATAGAAACGCTAGAGAATTACACGCAAGGCATTGATATTCCGGCATATTTTTATACTCCTCTAATATATGGGTTAGCCAGCATGCTAGCAGTACAATATGCCCCTGAAAAAGAAGAAGGTTTAAAAATGAGATATCAGGAAACGCTGAGTACGGCAGTAATTAATAATACGACGGAAGTACCGCTTAAACTGGAGGTATATAGTGACTAGTTTAAAGAACACTCCTGTAAATACGCAAATGGGAGATTACGTTAGAAAGGACGTCATTGAACCTATTGGAACTTGTGATTATTCAGGGTTTCCCTTTAGCAGGTCTGATCTGGTTAAGCAATATGAATGGCGCGGTAATCAGTTAGTCTGGACAGGGGCAATAGTCGGAAGACCTTTTGTTGATGAGCCAAACGAGCAGAATAGGCCACCACAAATAAAAGGTGATCCAAAAGCCGTACAAAATCCTCGCCCCTTTGGTATAGAGACGCCGCAAAGCCCTGAGGCAGTGGGCAACAGTTCTCCTGTTGTCTTAGAAAATATCAACTTTACAAGTGATGATATACCCCCTGTTTTACCTGATTTTGCCGGTCAGAGTGTTAGTAACATAGACGCACAAAAGCGTTTAGAATCATTGCATCAAATTAAGTTTTAAAGTAATGGCTAATAATTTTAATCCGGGGTTTGATAGAGAAAAGGCGGCTTTTATAGCACTAGCTAATAGAGGCGAAGGACTTACTCCAATTAACTATTTATATGCAAAAGAAGCCAGTTTTGAAAGTATTTTGTCTCCTATTATTACTGGCGGTACTGCTGAGCTTTATACAATATATGCAAACGGCATTAACTCTGCCAATATCACTAATACTGAAGATATTATTACTAATAGGCTAAAGTGGAGTAATCCTTCTAATGATTATTATGTCGGTTTTATTGCCGGTAATTTAACTCAAAACACCATCTGGAGATTACCGCTGCAGGATGGAACTGATGGGCAGGTACTGGCAACAAATGGCAATGGGATTCTATCGTTTATAGATACCGGCGGAGGATCAGCACCAAAGGATGCGACATATATCTTGCAGCAACCAAGTTCTGACCTTCCAAACGCTCAAGCCTTAAATCAACTAAATAACGGTTTAATGAAAAACAAAGACGGCATTATACAAATTGCCGTCCCTGGAGAAGATTATTTAAGTATCACCCTGCCTTCAGGTCAATTATTCATAGGCAATAATGAAAATATTGCAACAGCGCAGCAAACCATTACCATTGATAACCTACCAAATTTAGGAACTACAAGTATTAATGTACCTAATCCTCTTGATCCAACTAACCCGATTGTTATTTCAGGAGGTAAAATCTGGCACGGCACAGATTCTAACAGACCGGAGGAATCTAATGCCTTATTAGTGGTAGAAGGAGATATTGCCCTAATTAACTTCAGGTTCTTTAGCGCTAATTTTATTCTTGGAAAAGGCAATACGGTACTGCAAACATTAATGCCTGGCTCACAATTTCTCTCGAATTTACCGGCAGGCTCTTGGATGCAGACGAGCGGCGCAGGAACAGGAGCGATTGTTGCTGCTACCATCCTAGAAAATCAACTATTGATGGGAGGTTTAAATAACGTGCCGGAAGCACGGCAAACTATAAATATTGCGAATCTACCCTCCTTAACTGATGGAAGAGTATGGCAGGGGGATGCAACAAATAGACCGGTAGAAGTTCAGTTAAACCTTGCTCCAACCGATGCTACTTACATAATTAAAACACCTAATGCAACTTTGGCTCAGGCTCAAGTTTTAAGTGAGCTTGGAGTTGGAATGACCAAACTTGTTGCCGGTGGTGCTTTTGCTATTGCAATTGCCGGTGAGGATTATGCAACTATCCAGCAATTAGAAGAAATAGAGCAACAATGCCAGCAGTACGCAGAGCAAGCCGCAACTTCTGCAGAGGAGGCAGCAACATCAGCTGGCGAGGCGGCAACGAGTGCAGGTGAAGCAGCTGCATCGGCGGCAGAGGCTACGGGAGCAGCAGCAGAAGCTTCTGCTGCTGCAGGTGAAGCCAGTGTTTCAGCAGGAGCTGCAGGAGTATCGGCTGGAGCAGCGGCAGCTTCGGCACTAGCTGCTGGACTTTCAGCAGGTAGTGCATCAAGTTCCGCGTCTGATGCTTCCTCGAGTGCCTCTGATGCCAGTCATTCTGCTAGCAGCGCAAGTGGATCGGCAACTAATGCAGCAAACAGTGCCACTGCTGCCCAAACTTACTTAAATACTCTTTTAAATACCGGATTAACCCTGCAAGGAGATGTAACCGGTAGCGGATTATTAAGTAATCCGATTGT